AGAGTTCTACAATTCCCTTTCCCTCTACAACATGCCACAGCTCATTACGAGACGCATGCTTTTGACGTGATAGAGATGAGTTAGGATTAACTACAAGACGCTTAACCTTAGTCGTGTTATCCTCATGCTCATACAATACCGACCACTTACCCCAAGGACGATCCACTATACCATCTCCTCAACAACACCAAGCAGCTCAGCTACGAACAAAGATGCTCCTGCTCCAACCAGATTGCCTAGAACAAGACAGCATGCCGCTATCATTCTAAAACCGCTCTTTACTAAGCTCACATAGAAGTGACCCTTGCTTGTATCTTTAGGTTGAATCATTATAGTGTCTCCTATTAGAAATCGTCGTACTTACCAGTAAGATCTGTATTCAAAGCCTTCTCAATCATACTCATAACATCAGGTGATTTCTTTGGTGTTGGTGCATGCTTTGACTTTTTAGAATTTCTCTTCTTCTTACCAGTAGCTTTCTTAGCTGGAACTTCTTCCACAGCTGCAGCAGCTTTCTTAGTAGGAGTCTTCTTAGGTGTTGGCTTCTTCGCAACCTTTTCAGAGATTGGAATTACCGGAGCTAGCTCTTCGATCTCTTGAGCAGGAGGCTCAGGTACTTCAGCAGTCACTTCCATCTCGGCACTCTTGAGAGACTTGAAGTAGAACCGAGACTTAGTTACTTTCACACTAACTACATTAACACTGTCTGGCTTAGAGTCAGGACTCAGTTCGGCATGAAGCTCTTTTAACCAGGCGCGAAGACTTTGACGTAGCTCTTTTTTCTGACCGGCAGCTACTAATATGTTGAGTACCTTATTGACACTCATAATGTTCTTGGTGATGTCACTCCTACGCTCAGGTGTAATATCACATACTATAGTGGCATCGAATGGTCCACCCTTGATAATTGTTCCTGTCGGAGTTGTTACATCATCACCCGGATACCTACTCACATACACTACATCATTCTCGCAGACACCGATCATCGGCTCGTTAAAGCAAGACTTAGCGTCGATAGCATATGTGTTTCCATCGCTGGTAACAACTCCAATATAACTACTCATTCCCTCAGCAGGCTTCGTAGTATAGAATATCTCAGCAGGTAGGTTTTTCGATGGATCTTCAGGAGATCGAAGATAGAATATACCCATGTACTTGGCATTAAGAGTCTTCTCGTAGAACTCTACTAGAGATTCGTCTTTCAAGTACAAAGGCTTTCGTTGGTGTAGTTTCATGATATATTCTCAAGATAGGTAAAATACTGATTATAGTTGTCGATTGCCTGCATAACAAATGGAAGTATGAGTAGGATTGCTAATATAATAGCAGCGAACTCAGTTAAACCTTCTGTAACGAACAGCACAAGCTCGATACCACAAATAAACGCTAAAAATTTCATCATATACATCATACCATTATTAGATAGTGAAGACAACGCTGTCTTAATATTCTTTGAGATTGCTTATTCGTTCACGCTCTCGCTCGAGTACACGAGTTCTCAATTGGGTTGTTGAGAAGGAATGGTCACGTGAGTTATAGATGATCTCGATATTCTTCTTATCGCACTCTCTCTTGCCAGTGAAGTCTTTTCCATCATACTCGACACCGAGAATACGAACATCGATAGGTAGAGCAATCATAATGTCTGCGAGATCTCTCTCTGTATTGTAGACGACAATGTCATCTACGAAGGTGCAAGCAGCTAATTGAATCTGTCTCTCGACTAGACTCTGTACTGGAGCGTTCTTCGTATCACGATCCACTGATGGATCATTCTGCAGTGCACATATTAGAAAGTCACAATGCTTCTTACACTCAGAAAGCATCATGACATGGCCTGCATGAAGTAAATCGAATGTGCTGGCTGTTATACCAACTCGACCCATATAGTCGTTGAACTTAATCTTCACCGTGCAATAGCTCCTTAATTTGCTCAATCAGCTCAAGGAGCTCTTCTGAGTCCTTCTCTGTGTCTATTTCTACTTCTATTTTAATCTTCATTTAGTTACTTACGCAAAGTTATATATGAGTCCACAAGCACCAACAGCTGTTATAGTGAAGTTGGTTACAATCAACGACTTCTCTTTCCATATCCACGATACAATTGACCACTGCACTCCGCTTAGCACCATAACGATAGGACCATACGGGTAGAGTCCGAGACTATTGAGTAGTGTTCCTGCAATAAGAAAAAGAGTCGCTGACCACTTGAGGTACGTCAGAATCATCGAGACAGGACTCCATATCCCTGTCCCTTCAACGCAAAGTTACTAATCTTAGTTAGTACTTGATCTCGGGCAACACGATCGTTCCTGAGCTCTCGTATGATCTGCTCGTTTGGTTGTCGGGATTCTTCAATCAGCTTGATACAATGCAGCTTGAAGTTACCAGTGGACATATTCGGATTGTTGTAAAGCTCATACACCTTCATAAGCTCAGCATCTTTTATCATAGGGTTTTTCATGATGTTCTCCTCAGTTATCAGTATGGTAATTATCCCAAATATAAACCAAAAGGTCAACCCTTATCAGGATATCCCTCAGACCACTCAATTAGCGTGTTAGCCACGAAGGAACGCCATGCATCCTTGTCAAGACTCCATACGACAAAGCGATCATTGGTAGCAACCTGCTCTACAATCTCTGTAACTTCATGAGGTTGATGGTTGAGCAGCTCAGGTTTGAGCGTGCATGGCATTATTCGGATATCATCCGTACCCACTTTCTTAAACTTCACGGTAACAACGCCCTCGCGAGCTTTGTCTAGCAACTTCTGCATATCACTCATCAATACTGTCCTCAGTCTCTTGCAGACCATCTTTATAGTCCTGGATCTGCTTCTTAGTTATCTTCAAGCCTTGGTCGATGACCATATCAATACTTGACACTCCGACCATCTCCATCTTATCGAGATTCAACCTAACGTGCCTGTGAAAAGGATAAGGCTTGGGCCGGAGTCCTTTATCATATACTCGCTGCCGATCGATAATCCAATCGGTAAGCATCTCATGGTTAGATTCGTACTTGAACTTATTACGAAACCGTTCAACTACTTTCCAATTGATAGAGGAAGCTATTATTGCTCGTGGAACGTCACTAGTCATTAGTTATAACCCTTGACAGCATCATGTGTGGAAGGTATCTCTGTTTTAGCCATCCCCAGAAGGACTCGAGCCTCGTCTCTAACCTCGGCTGTGACAGCCATACCGAAGGCATCGGGATCGAGCAATGACTTTAAGAAAACGTATACACGATCGGTGTTAAGATCCTGTGACATTAGCCCTGCCCCCTGTACTTCTTGTAGCTGCGCTTCTGGTTCTTGTTCATGCTAGACATCTTGACGTTTCGTCGACCAATCGAAGTCCGCTTGTTAGTAGGTTCTGCTGCTTTGTTATTACTATTTGTCAATGCCATTCTAGTTTCCTTTACAATGTATATTCGAAGTTGTTAGTCTTCTTATTTCTTGATAGCACCTTTGCTCCATTCTTTATGTGGAACGACTGAGCCATCTTGGTTTTCGGAGACATAGTTACTATTCGCGGACGTACCTTCTCATCCGCTTCACTATACTCCGATCGAACTATCTCAAGGACCGAGTTGATCAAATCAGTACCAGCACCTTTAGTATACGACCATAAGGTGTAGGGGACAATGACAAACTCGCCTGCGAGTTCTTCTTTTGCCATACTAACGAGCTCATCTTCATTAGTAGGGACTCCGTACCCGAATGACAGACAAACGACTGCTTGGGGCTCAGCACCTTCGAACAAGGCAAGCACCTTACGGCCGACATCCGTACGGAATTCAGCTGATAGGTGTGGACGAACAACGTCGTCTTTGATCAGAGGTGCTATCTCTTCTGTAGTTAATTCTCGTATATCTCTCATAATGTACTCACGATATGTTATTAAAGTTCGTTCTCATGATCCATCAGGAATCTTATATAGAGTCCTTCTTCACGTCCAAATGCTTCTATCTCCCACGGGGAGTCGTAATAGTCATCCATTTCATTCCGAGCAGCTTTCCACTTCACGCCATTCCATCTACAGACAGTCGTGAACATCTTAAGCCGGCCAGTTGCAAACTGGACTAAGTGAACCAGCTCATGTGCAAGAGTCTGGAAGATAGATGTCTCCTCATGAGGATTAAGAATAATATCGAACACGCGAGGGCTCTTGCGAGATATCTCGTGCTCGCAGCTTCCTCTGGATTCGTCATGACGAATAAATATATTAATAACTAAATCCTTGCGGATAGAATCACTTAGTTCTAATTTTGTTAAATAGTATGGAATGGCCATGTTAATCAGCCGTCGCATTTCTTTATTCACTCGGTTAGTGTAGTTAACAATCATTCGCTTCTCCTCAATTGAATAGGTATTATCTGAAATACTATTCAAAAGGTCAACAGTCTATAAAATACTGGAATAACAACGAGTTATGTTCTTTCTATACTACAATCAACGTCAAAAGCAGCTAATAATCACCGATCTGAAGGCCAATGAACGGGATCTTGAGCTCTTAGAGACTAATCATTCTGTCGAATCTCTCGTCGTCAGGTCTGCTATGTACGTCAAGACTTAAGTGTGAAGTGATTAACCGTGTCGAACAACACGTCAACAAGAGAGTAGTGAACAAGATCAAGAATAAGAACGCACCGAGATATAAACATACCGAAGAATCCAAGAAGAAAATATCAGAGCGTGTCTCTGGCGAAAATAATGGAAGATACGGTGTTGTAGATCCCGAACATATAAAAATGTCTAAGTCTGAAAAGCTCAAGTTCTATTATCAGTATAATGTCCATGGTAAAAGCGGCTATAAAGATTCAGATGAAACAAAGAAGCAAAAGTCTTTAAACAATTGCAACAAGGGTGGTTGGGTCTGGATCTGCAATAGATCTCTAGGCGAAGAGAAAAGATGCAAGGGCGATATACCTCATGGTTGGGTTCGTGGTAGGATCCAAGATCACTCAGCTGGCCTTAAGCGTTATAACGCCTCTCGAACTCGCTCCTCGCGTCAACAAACTTCCAAATCCAAGAGTCGCGGCGTTCAGTAAACACCTGTGGCTCAGATCCGTCTACTGTAATCATTATCACTAGCTGGTTGATAGGCGTCTTAGTCATCTCTTCAAACATAACAGCATATGCTGCTGTCTGCATAAAGTAACTATCAATCCATTCTTTCTTCTTAGGCTTGCGTGACGTCTTGAAGTCGATTACAGACAATGTCCCATCGTACTCAGCAATGCAGTCAACAGTACCAGCTACCCTTAGATAGTCGGAGTACATTTGGCATTCCTGCATTACGACATTGTTTATGTTGGAGTCTATGAGGGGTTTCAAATCGTTGAACGATTGAATGTTGGAGGGCATGTGGTTCTTCGTATAGTCTTCTACATTGTTAATGTAGTCTTCACATACTTTGTGTACGGCTGTACCTCTGGTCGAGGCTTGCGTAGATATCTTATTGGCTTCTTCTTCACCAACTCTCTTACGCCACTTGATAATACCATCCTTGGCAAAGATGCCAGCGACAGTAGTGACGGAAGGATACTTCTTACCTTCTGGTGTAAGATAGTATCTCTGTCCGTCAGCTTGTGTGGTACTGTCTAATGGCTTTATGTCGTAAGGATTGATATGTGTGAACTTCATTATGTAACTCTTTCTCAATTGTATTGGACACCATAACATATGATGCCCAAAAGGTCAACAGGCTATACCAAATTCATTTCGTCCCGTGCTTCTATCCACTGTCTCACGAATCCGCTTCTGACAATATCGTTCATCTCGAACTCGACATTGCTATTACCGTAACCCATCCTAGACCAGAGTTGTAGCAGCAACTTAGCACCTGACTGTTCATGGGGCTTGGTGAGATCTGTTTGTCTGAAGTCGCCGCAAACAATAACTCTTGAGTTAGCTCCTACACGAGTCATGATAGAATTTATCTCTGAGTCAGTCATATTCTGGAACTCATCAATAATTATTATAGAGTCATCGTACGTATTACCTCTGATGAAGGACGTCGATATAAACTCGATCTTTCCTTTAGTCTTGAGGATATCGTACCCATCGCCTCTATTTGTTATCTGTGAGCAGATGGCCTTATAGGGTTGCTCATACACCGCCATCTTTTCGCTTTCTTTTCCTGGTAGAAAGCCTATGTCTCTTGTTGGTACTACTGATCTGACTATGATAATTTTGTCTAGTAGATCTGAGCCGTTCATTAGTTCGTCGAGTGCGAGATACAGGGATATAAATGTCTTGCCTGTTCCTGCTACTCCGTGCAGCATTAGGTTGTCACCTTTGTCGAATAAAGCGAATGCCGCCGACTGGTTCTCAGTCATAGGGCTTATCGTTCTCAGTTCTAATGAATCTCTTTTTTGTGTTCGTTGCTTCCTTTGACGTCTTTTGTTAAATTTAGAATATTCTTTCTCATTTTTTTTGTCGTAATAATCTTCAAAATGTTCGACAGTAAGAGTACTCATTCATCATCCCCTTAGGATTGAGTTTGCTTCCTCCACTTCTTCACAGCTTCTCTTGTTTTCGAGGCGGATATATCCTTAGAACCGTAGCGGTCAGCTAGGTCACTAGTGGGATGTGCTTCAGAGATTCGACTGAGGTTTTCATTCCAACCATCGTCGTTTTTGATTCCACTTACGTATTTCGAACTGACAAGCCCAGGGGCTTTCTCGATGATAGTAGAGATGTGAGGGTTTTCTTCGAGGAAGGCGACACGACTATCCCAGGATACTATTTCATCCCAGACTTCACCGGTCTCGTTGTTTTTGAAAGTGTATATTGGCATAATTCTCCTATACCTCTTTATTTATAAAACTATCGAGTTCATCCAGGAACATACCACGGATGTTGGGTGATTGAAATCGATGAACGTGGAGGCCTTTAATCCTTGGTAGCAGCATAATGAACGACGAGCCATGGTTCATCTTCGCAAACCAATCGAGGTACAAAGCACGTCTAGCACCATCCTGCAGACTTGTTTTAGTTTGTGGACCATATGCGTTGGTACCAGTGTACACATTGTCAGTAGCTAACTCATTCTGAATAATAAAATCAAATCCCATGCATATCAACTCTCGATGGCCATGCTTGATAGCCTCAATCATAGCGTTCATGCCAGCATTGGATCTCAGTCTGGTAAACGGATTAAATTCAGGATGCTCGAACTGCTCTTCAAAAGGAGGGCTAATAAACTTTTCTTCGGGGAAGTCGCTCTCTTGAATCTCTTTAGTTATCTCTTCATCAATTGCAACAAGATAGTCTGGTTCAAAGTCTCTGTATAGAGCATTACATCCATAGATGCATCCACGTCCTCGGAGCGATTCAAGATCATGCTCGCTCCTAGACTTACCGTTTCCTATAATAAAGGCTCTCTTCTTCATCATCATATTCACTTATACTTTGCTGTTTCACTATTTTAAGAATTCGCTGCTTCTTGCGAGCTAGCTTGTCATCTATCTTGTCTGAATTTTTAGTATTCTTTCTGCGATCCGTCTTAGCCATCTACCAGCCCTCTGTTGCTTCTGGTAGAGCTTCTTGAACGAGCTTCTTAGTAATAGACTTGAAAGGCATCTTCTTATCTTTAATTGATACCAACAACTTAGCATCAAATCGATCTACGCTCTCAAGCATCTCTATGAACATAGTTTCACGTCTGAGGGTCTTCATTGCTTTGCCTTCTGGAGTATTAATAAAATACTGAAGGCGGCGCGCATCGTGCTTCAGCACGTGATGTACATCAGCCTCTTTTGCAGCAGGCGAGTATGGAGGAACTCCCGCGGGGAGTAACCAAATCCATTTAGGATTGAAAGTGAGATCGAGAATGATCTTCATCGGTGCACTCTGGGCGTACTCCCGAAGAAGCGCAATCTTCTTCGCTCTAGTTTTTTCTTTGTCTACTTTTTCAAGTTGTTCGTACATACTGAGATTCATATCTAAAACTCGCTAATACTATCCATGAGGTTGCTTAATTTATTTTGTATGAAGTAATTAAATAACTTACTTCGGTCATTAGTAACATAATTTTCATACGTATCGAGAATCTGCTTTTTAATCTCTTCAGGTATAAGAGACAGATCAATCAATTGCCTGTTACGCATCCAGTTACGCTTATATTCATCATTCTCCATTAGCTCACTAGATTCGATATTGTCTATGTTCAGATGCGACACAGAGGATACAATGTTCTTCCGAATCGGCTTCTGTCTGCCTCCAGATACAAACACTCCATCAGGAGAGCATATGTTCGGTATTCCATCCCCTCGATCACCTTTTAAGATAT